TTTTATTTTTTTTTTGTTTTTTTTTTTTTTTTTTTTTTTTTTTTTTTTTTTTTTTTTTTTTTTTTTTTTTTTTTTTTTTTTTTTAGAGAACGATGTTAAACAATAATAATAAGGGGAACCTCTTGCTGACGTGATTGTCCACTAGAATAAAAGATTGGTCATTTATCCTAACAAGAGTGTGTGCTCGGCCTTACTATTGTTATTTAAGGTCGTTCACACTAAGTATGGTTGAGGGTCCGCACGAAGCCGATTGGCACACCTCAACCGCATCTGACTCGGTCGCGTTAGCAACCAAATCAGACCATCGCTCATAATTCGAACCTGAGCGGACACCAGAATCCAAGAACAGCTTTCCATCGAAAGCCAATGTATCCAGCGTCACCCAGGACCTAACTATGAGCCTTTCTCCGATAGATGAGTAAAACTCATCTAACAGCCCTGCGATTCGTTCCATGTATCGTGGTCCTTGGGAGTAAGCTAGGCTTATACAAGTCTGCGCAGCTTCTTTCGACATTTCTGCCTTGGAAACTCCTTTCGCTTGGCGGCACCAAAGTGCCGTTTCTTCGATCACGCTTTTCTCAAGCGCAGCCAAATATAAGCCAGGTCGTGTTGGGTGTGGGATCCACATGCACTTCAGGAAACTACTGTCTTCTATTTTCCTAGCCATGCACATTTCACCCGTTTTGGTTATGTCTGTGTATGTGATTCCAATCCTATCGAAATATTCTTGGAGTGTCACGTTGTTGTATTTGCCGATCACTTGTTCATTCACGGCAGTGATTTTGTCGTCGCCATAAACAGCATCATATACAAATTCATGATAATAACTGAGGTCCGACAGGACAGTGTCTCGAAACACATCCTGCCAGGCCAAAGCTCCGTAGATCTTGTTAACCCATGAATTTATATCAGCTGTGGTTATATCACCTGATGGCGATCCTTGATGAGTCTGATATACTACGTCACCTGCTACATGCTGGCTATGAATAGCCAACACTAGCAGCGTCCTTCTAACTCTGTTGCTCACTTCATCTTCTTCTCCAGTGAACGTAGTATACCAATGGTTTGCGAGCTCACCAAATGCTTCAATTACCGCATCTATCAGCGTAGGGCCGAAGGCACTGTAATCTCCACAACAAATATCACTACCCTTCCTTAGCAAGTTCCTTGCAAGTTGTGTCCATTCAAGACCATGGATGTTAATGCCAACCATGATCCCGGTGTCGTGTCTGTTCCGTCTGCTTGCTGCCAGAAACTCACCAAAGTACATCCGCTTCAGAATAGCTAACGCTGTAGCTGATCCATTCACAAGACGTGTCTCCTTCTGCTTTCCATTGGTGAATTTCAGTCGTTCGTCCTTTAAGAAGTCCTGATAGAGTAAGTTGGGTACAATTCCGCACTTCAGTTTCTGATGTGAGCTTTCTAGCTCTTCAGCCAAGTCTTCATCCAAGAAAACCTTTCTGTCATCACCTTCGCCTACAACGTTAATGATACGTCGTTTGTTCTGGGCGTGTTTGGTGTTGACATAGGGAAATCCTGC